TTAAATGTGAAACAGAAGTAGTATTGAGAAATACTAAAACTAATGTAGAATATAATTCAGATAAAGAAGCAGAGGATGATATTCAAAACCCATCTACTGCCACTCAAAAAGAAGATGTTATGCGATCTTTAAAAATAAAAGTGGCTGCAATGCCAACACTTGGAGCAGGTTCAGACGAAAAATAATATGATGGATATGAGACAAAATTATGGATTAGGAAGTTTTGTAAAAAAGATTACTAGAAAAGTAACTAAACCTTTTACAAAAGTTGCTAGTAAAATAGTACCTAAAGAAATTGCAGGTATCATGAGAACTGCTGCACCTTTCTTACCACGAGGATACAGAGAAGCTGCATACTTGTTAGGTACAGCAAAACAAACTGGTAGAATAAGTCCTATGGATCTAGCGTTAACTGCAGCGCCTACGTTTTTTAATAAGACGCAAATGGGTCAAAATATTAAAAGTGGTGTAAGTAATTATACTTTACCTGGTATGGAAAAAAGTTTGGGAGAACTTGCAGTTGGTTCGCCAGAAAAATTTGCTACAGGTAACGAAGTAGATGGACTTATGAGTGTTGCAGATCCAACAACAGGTTTATTTGGATCAGAAGGTAAAATGTTTAATTTTGGAAAAGGACAAGGGTTTTCACAATTTAGAGATCAAACAAAATTAGGAAATTTATTACTAGGTAGCACAGATAAAGCGGGTAATCCTACAGGTGCATTTAGTAAATCTAAAATAGCAGGAATAGGCGTAGGTTTATTATCTTTAATACAATCTGCTAAAACACCAAAAGAAGCAGGAGAACTTTATGCAGATTCAACAGGAAATCCAGATGATGCCATAGATGGAGAAAACCTTTTTAATTCGTTAAATGCTGATGTTTTTAAAATACCAGATCAATTTGTTTTAAAAGCAGCTAATGGTGGTTTGATGAGAACTAATTATGCAATGGGTAGTGATGATGAACCAAAACCATTACCAGAAGATCCTACCAAACCGGTTAATCCTTTTGGTCCAAAACCAATCGGTCCTTTTCCATCAGATATGGCAGAAATACCTAAAGGCTTATCTTTAGAAAAAGCTAAAGAAATGTTTATAGAGTTTAATGGAAGAAAACCTGTAGATATGCAAGAGCTATTAGAATTTTTTAATGTTAAACAACAAGCAGCAGGTGGTGGTTTAATGAGAAGTAACTATGCTCTTGGATCAAGGCCCACGGATCAAGAAAGTGGTTTAGGAGGGCTTCCAATTGAAGCAGATATGAGGTATACTGGAGGCTTCATGCCATATGGTGAAGTTGAAAAAGCCGATGACGTGCCTGCTAGATTAAGCAAAAATGAATTTGTATTTACTGCAGATGCTGTAAGAGCAGCAGGTGGTGGTAGTGTACAACAAGGTGCTAAAAAAATGTATGACGCTATGAAACAATTAGAACAACAACCTGAAGCAAAAGGAGCAATGGCATAATGGCTACAGATACAGTAATTAATAAAACAATAACCACAGCACCAGATTATTTACAACCAGGTATAAAAAAATATCTAGAAGGTGCTACTATACAAGCTGGCCAAAGAATGGACACTTCCAAATTTGCACCAGGTGTTGCAGGCATAGGTTCATTACAACAACAAGCACAACAATTAGCAGCAAGTCAAGCTGGTCTTGGTACATTACAATTTGATCCTAAGACAGGAACAGTATCAGGTGTTCAAGGTCAAGGTGTTGCAGGATATCAACCATATTTACAAGCAGCAGCTGGAATGACTGGTCCAGATGCTTACAAACAATTTGAGTCTCCTTATCAAAAAGCAGTAAGAGACGCTACTTTAGAACAATTTGACCAACAAGCAGGGGACGTTACATACTTGACAGCGACTTGTACTTTCAGTTATACTCTATACGAAATATTTACATTATAAAATAAGGTTATATTATGGATTTGGAACAACTTCAAAATGAGGCTGAAAAAGACCTCAAAATAGACAATGAAAAACTAGACATTGAATCACTTAAAACACCAGAACTTTACGCAAAGTATTTAAGAATATATACTCGTTGGAATCTGTTATCAAAACAAGCAGAGTCCGAATACAAAGTTCTTTTCAGAAAAAAATGGGAATACTATTCTGGTAAAGCACCACCAAGTGTTTACCAAGAAAATCCGTTTGACTTAAAAATACTCAAACAAGATTTACCCACATATCTTGAAAGTGATGAAGACTTAATTAAATCAAAACACAAAGTTGAATATCATAATGCAATGTGTGATTATGCAGAAAGAGTCTGTAAATCAATAAACAATCGTGGATTTCAAATTAAAAATGCGATTGATTGGAAAAGATTCTTAGAGGGTTCATTTTGATTATATCAAAAAAGAATGAGGTTCATCTGCGTGTTAAGACTGAACCTAATTATGCAAGAGAATTATCAGACTTTTTTACGTTTGAAGTCCCAGGCGCTAGGTTTATGCCTACCTATAAGAATAGAATTTGGGACGGTAAAATCAGACTGTATTCAGTTGCATCAAATGAAATTTATGTAGGTTTATTACCATACATAGAAGAGTTTGCAAAACGAAACGAAATAGATATTGAGTATAAGGAAGGAGTTTTAAATGAGAGAAAATATGGAACTAGCGAGTTGGATAACTTTGTTAGAGGAGTGTCACCTAAGTCCAAGGGAACAACTTTACAGATTCGTGATTACCAGATGGCCGCATTTGTTCATGCAGTCAGAAATGATAGGAGTCTTCTTCTCAGCCCTACTGCTAGTGGTAAGTCGTTAATAATTTATCTCTTGACAAGATGGTACGAATCTGGTAAAGTACTGATACTTGTACCCACAACATCTTTGGTAGAACAAATGTATTCAGACTTTGTTGATTATGGATATAATGAAAAAATGATGCAAAGAATATATCAAGGACATTCCAGAGAAATAACTAATCAAGTTGTAATCTCAACTTGGCAATCACTTTATAAAATGCCTAAGAAATTCTTCGATAACTTTGGGTGTATATTGGGTGATGAAGTACACCTTTTTAAAGCAAAATCCTTAACAAGTATAATGAATAAATTACAACAATGTGTACACAGACATGGGTTTACTGGTACTCTGGACGGCACACAGACGCACAGGCTTATACTAGAGGGTTTATTTGGGTCTGTCAACCAAGTAACAACAACAAAAGAACTTATGGAAAATAAAACACTTGCAAAATTAAATATTAAGTGTATAGTGTTACAATATCCAGAAGTTGATTGTAAATTTATGAAAGACCAGAACTTTCAAGATGAAGTAGATTTGATAGTAAGAGATGAAAGAAGAAATAGATTCATTATTGACTTGACAACACACTTAAAAGGTAATACACTATTATTATTTCAATTTGTTGAAAAACATGGTGCAGTCTTATATGATATGTTAAAAGACTTAGATAGAAAAGTATTTTACGTTCATGGTGGTACTGATACACAAACAAGGGAGAATATTCGTGAGATTACAGAAAAAGAAAAAGATGCAATCATTGTTGCATCATACGGCACTTTCTCTACTGGCATTAACATTCGTAATCTTCATAATGTTATCTTTAGTAGCCCAAGCAAATCAAGAATTAGAGTGTTACAGTCAATTGGTAGAGGGTTGCGACAAGGAACAGAAAAGAGTGCCGCTACTCTTTATGATATAGCAGATGACTTCACACATAAATCTAGACAAAACTTTACATTACGTCATTTTATGGAACGAATAAATATCTATAATGAAGAAGAATTTAATTATCAAATTAAAAATCTTAAAATAGAGAAATGACATGGAAACCAAAATATTAAAATTAAGAAATGGTGAAGAGATTGTAGGGAATGTATCTGATGGTAACGGAGAGTTTCTTAAAATACAAAATCCATTGAAAGTTAATATTTACCCAAGAATTAAAAAGGGTAAGGTAGAGGAAGCTATGGCTTTCTCTCGTTGGATTAATTACAGTCAAAACCAGACATATGACATCATCAAAAACAATGTGATTGCTATTACAGATTCATCAATAGGATTAACAAGATTCTACGACTTTTGTGTAAGTAAAATGGAAGATATGAAAACAACTGAATATAGACAACCCACCGATAAAGAACTTGAGGGTATAGAAAATGAGGTTAGAGAACTTATGAGTAGTTGGTATGATGAAGATGAAGAAAAACCTACAATACATTAGTATTATTCTGTGAGTCACAAAGTGAGTATACACAATAATTACTTGAGAGTCAAGTCACATAACGACTTGACTTTAGTATCGTAGTATGGTATAAAAGTATAACTTTTAATAAAGGAAAGGTGTCGTGTCAAAAAAACCCCATTATGTAAATAATAAAGAATTTCTTACTGCAATGATTGAATGGAATAATCGTTGTAAAGAAGCAAAAGAACAAGGTAAAAAACCACCACCAATAACAAATTATATTGGTGAATGTTTTCTTAAAATTGCGAATCACTTATCGTATAGACCAAACTTTATAAACTATACTTATCGTGAAGAAATGATATCTGATGGTATTGAAAACTGTTTACAATATGTACACAATTTTAATCCAGAGAAATCTAATAATCCATTTGCATATTTTACACAAATAATTTATTATGCGTTTTTAAGACGAATACAGAAAGAGAAAAAACAAGCTCATGTAAAAAACAAATACATTGAAAATATGAATGTCATGCCTGAAGATTATGGTGGAGAAGAGTTTGATAATCCGTATATAGATTATCTACAAAAGAACTTTCTACCAGAGGAAGACGTTTATAAACCTAAAAAGAAAAAAGTGAAACCAAAAGGATTAGAATTATTTTATGAAGATAGCGCTGATAACTGATACTCACTTCGGTGCGAGAAACGATAGTTTACCGTTTAATGAGTATTTTTATAAGTTCTGGGAAGAAGTATTTTTCCCATACATTGACAAAAACAAGATAGATACAATTATACATTTAGGTGATACTATGGACAGACGTAAGTTTGTTTCATACAAGATTGCAAATGATTTTCGTAGACGATTCATACAACCAATTGTTGATAGAAATATTGACACACATATTTTGATTGGTAATCATGATACATTTTACAAGAACACCA